GAAGCAGGAGAAAGGAGACATGAGAATGTCAGAATTTAAACCAATCACTACACAAGAAGAATTTGATGCTGCTATTAAGGCTCGCTTATCTCGAGAGAAAGAGAAATATGTCGACTATGACCAGCTCAAATCTCGTGTTGAAGAGTTGGAAAAAGAAAATGGTGGCTTGAAGTCAACCATCGAAGCTACTAATCAAAGTAAGGCAGATGCTGACAAGCAACTTGAAGTTTTGCAGAATCAAATCGCTGGTTATGAGACGGCTAGTCTGCGAACTCGAGTAGCTTTGCAACATGGACTGCCTTACGACCTTGCAGATCGTTTGCAGGGAACTAATGAAGAAAGCTTGAAAGCTGATGCAGAGCGCTTAGCTGGTTTTATGAAGCCAGTAAGCAAAGTAGCGCCAGTAAAATCAACGGAGCCGATTGTTCCGAAAGAAGATAATGAAAGAACCATGTATAGAAATTTGGTTCAAAATTTAAATATTGAAGATTAAAAAGGAGAAAAAAATATGTCAGAAGCACAACTTGCAAAAGGAAATCTATTTGATCCAGAGCTTGTAAAAAAAGTTATTAGTAAGGTGAAGGGACATTCATCAATTGCTAAGCTATCACCCCAAAAGCCTATTCCGTTTAACGGCCAAAAAGAGTTCATTTTCGACTTTGATTCGGACATCGACATCGTGGCTGAAAATGGCAAGAAGACTCATGGTGGTGTGAGCCTTGATCCTGTTACTATTGTTCCACTAAAAGTCGAATATGGTGCCCGTGTATCTGATGAGTTTTTACACGCCTCAGAAGAAGCAAAAGTTGACATCCTCAGTGATTTTGTGGAAGGATTTTCTAAAAAATTAGCACGAGGGCTTGATATTATGAGTATTCACGGTATTAACCCACGTACAAAACAAGAGTCAAGCATTATTGGAACTAACTGCTTTGATAAAAAAGTTACTCAGACAGTAACTTTCAAAGAATCTAACCCAGATGAAAGTATGGAAGATGCTGTCGGTATGATTGATGGTTCAGAACGTGATATCACCGGAGCAATCCTAGATCCTATTTTTACAACTGCTCTTTCTAAAATGAAAAATGCTGAAGGCGGGAAATTGTATCCTGAATTGGCATGGGGCGGTGTACCTGATGCAATCAATGGATTGGCAGTAGATAAAAATCGCACTGTATCATACTCACAAACAGATCCTAAAAACACAGCGATTGTTGGGGACTTTGAAACAATGTTCAAATGGGGCTATGCGAAAGAAGTTCCGATGGAAATCATCAAGTATGGTGATCCTGACAACAGCGGTCGCGACCTTAAAGGGTATAACCAGATTTATATCCGTTGCGAAGCATACATTGGATGGGGCATCATGGACGCTGCTAGTTTCGCTCGTATTGTGAAAACGGGAGGTTAATCATGGCTGAGTATGTAAACCAAAAGACAGGAGCAACAATCAACACTAATACAGAAATTTCTGGGGGTGATTGGGTTCCAATTGCAGCATACAAACCTTTGGACTCATTGACTAACGCAGCGTTGAAAGAAATCCTTGATGAAAAAGGTATTACTTATGATAACCGCGCCACAAAATCTGAATTGATTTCGCTTATTGAACAAGCTGACTCTGAAGCTCAGTAGTCGCTTGGCTGGAGGTAGAAATGGAAAACTTTGCAACAGTAGACGATCTTAAAAAATTGTGGCGGACGTTAAAATTCGATGAGGAAAAACGAGCTGAAGCACTGTTGGAAGTTGTTTCTCATTCTCTTCGCGTTGAAGCTAAAAAAGTTGGCAAAGATTTAGATGGATTGGTTGCTACTGATCCATCTTTTGCTATGGTGGTTAAATCCGTAACAGTGGATGTAGTTGCTCGCACCTTGATGACATCAACTGATCAGGAACCAATGACTCAAATGGCTGAGTCTGCTTTAGGATATTCCTTCAGCGGGTCTTATCTTGTCCCTGGTGGTGGTCTATTTATTAAGGACTCGGAATTAAAACGTCTCGGTCTCAAGAAACAAAGATATGGGGTGATTGATATCTATGGGACGGATTAAAGGAATTACTGTAACTTTGATTGGAAAAACCAAGAATGGTAGAGATGACTTTGGGCATCCAATCTATGAGAATACTGAAATTGAAGTAGATAATGTCCTGGTTGTTCCAGCTTCAACAGAAGATGTCACAAATCAACTGAATCTTACTGGGAAAAAGGCAGCTTATACACTGGGTATCCCAAAAGGCGATAAGAACGAGTGGAAAGACCGAGAGGTTCGTTTTTTCGGTCACAAATGGCGCACGATTGGCATCCCTTTAGAAGGTATTGAAGAAATGATGCCTTTGGACTGGAATAAGAAAGTGATGGTTGAAGCGTATGAGTAATTTCAAAGTCAAGATTATCGGTGCGGGTGTAGGAGCTCTTTTGAAATCAAAAGAGATTCAGGATATTCTGAACAAAGAAGCAACAGTCATTAAAAAAAGATGTGGCACTGGTTATGAACAAGATAGCCACGTTGGTAAGACAAGAGCCAATGCTATGATTTATCCAGCTACGCAAAAAGCGAAGAGGGATAATTTGAAAAATAACACTTTGTTGAAGGCGGTGCATTAGATGATTGAAATTATTATCAAGAAATATCTTGACGGTCATTTAGATGTACCGTCATTTTTTGAACATGAAGCTGAAGCTCCCGATAGCTTTGTCATTATTCAAAAGACAGGTGGGAAGGAGCGAAATCATTCTGGTAGTGCGACCTTTGCTTTTCAAAGTTATGGCCCAACTATGCAGAAGGCTGCAGAGCTTAATGTGAAAGTGAAAAGTGCTGTGAAAGGATTGATTGAGTTAGATTCAATCTGTGGTGTCCACCTGAACAGTGATTACAATTTTACGGACACTGAAACAAAACAATATCGATATCAAGCCGTATTTGATATTAATTATTTTTAAAAAGGAGAAATTAAATGGCTACAGAAGCAAATGTAACGACTGCAAAACCTAAAATCGGAGGTGCGGTTTATTCTGCACCTCTTGGAACAACACTGCCAACTGATGCAACTACAAAATTAGATGATGCGTTTAAAGCACTAGGTTATATTTCAGAAGATGGTATGACTAATAGCAACTCCCCTGAGTCAGAAAATATTAAGGCATGGGGTGGTGTCGTTGTAAGTTCAGTTCAAAAGGAAAAGACAGACACATTCAAATATATGCTGATTGAAGCATTGAATGTGGAAGTTTTGAAGGAAGTTTATGGATCAGATAATGTATCTGGTGATCTATCCACTGGAATTACTATTAAGGCGAACTCAAAAGAATTGCCACATCATTGTCTTGTAATCGAAACAGTTCTAAAAGGTGGTGTACTTAAACGTATTGTTATCCCTTCAGGAAAAGTAACTGCCATCGATGAAATTACTTATAACGATGGAAGTGTTCTAGGCTATGGTACGACTGTCACTGCCTTTCCTAACTCTACTGATGACACACACTATGAATACATCAAAGGAGCTTAACTATGTCAAAACAAAATCGCAAAAAGAAAAATAAAGAAGCTGCGCCACAGATTAAAACAATCCGTGGGGTGACTTCGACCGGATTTGCTTTTGAAATCACAAAAGAGCGCTTGGAAAATTATGAGTTGCTTGAAGCAATCGCTGAAGTAGATACAAATCCGGCAGTTTTACCAAAAGTTGTCAAACTTATGCTTGGTAACAAGTCGGAAGATTTGAAAAATCATGTACGGACTGCTGATGGAATTGTTCCTTTGGATAAAATGGGTTCAGAAATTAGTGAGATTTTCACAAGTCAGGACCAATTAAAAAAATAGCTCTCCTTGCTAGAATGATTCAAATAGACGAAGATTCTCTTATTTGTGATTTAGCTGAAACCTATGGAATTTTTGACTACAGACAGCTACCTGCTAACCAGGTGGCTGTCTTTGCTTTTGGTTTAAAGGATGATTCTCGGATCAAACTAGCAATGACCAATAGCAAAGTTCCTTTTGAAACCTTTTTGCTTGCAGGCGTGCTTGATAGGCTTTCTGCTCTTGTTTGGTTTAAAACAACAGACGGTCAGAAAGGAATCAACAAGCCATTAATGGTTGCAGAGGAACTGATAGGAAAAACTAAAGCTAAAGAAAGCAAGGAGATGATCTTTGATTCTGGTGAGGACTTTGAAGAATATCGTCAGAAAATTTTAGAAAAAATAGGAGGTGAGGATTAATGGCTACAGAAATAGCACAGGCTTATGTACAATTGATACCCTCAGCTAGAGGCATCACTGGTAAAATCCAATCAATCCTCAATCCTGAAGCGAGTGCAGCAGGACAAAGTGCTGGACAGTCATTAGGTTCTAGTCTTGTTGGTGTTATGACGAAAGTTATTGCAGCGGCAGGGATTGGCAAGGCATTTTCGGCAGCTATCAGTGAAGGTGCAGCGCTTCAGCAATCTCTAGGAGGTATCGAAACTCTTTTCAAAGATTCTGCCGACAAGGTTAAGGGCTATGCTAATGAAGCCTACAAGACAGCAGGTTTATCAGCTAATGCCTATATGGAAAACGTGACAGGCTTTTCAGCGAGCCTCTTGCAGTCTTTGGGTGGAGATACAAACAAAGCTGCTGAAACAGCAAACATGGCCATGATTGATATGTCAGATAATGCTAATAAGATGGGGACATCGATGGAGAGCATTCAGATGGCTTATCAAGGGTTTGCGAAGCAAAACTACACTATGTTGGATAACCTGAAGCTTGGTTACGGTGGTACAAAGCAAGAAATGCAACGTCTCTTGGCTGATGCAGAGAAATTGACAGGTGTTAAGTACGACATTAACAACCTCTCAGATGTTTATAATGCCATTCATGCTATCCAAGAAAATCTAGACATCACTGGCACAACTGCTAAAGAGGCGGCATCTACTTTTAGTGGTTCCTTTGAATCCATGAAAGCAGCTGCTCAGAATGTCCTTGGGAAGCTAGCGTTGGGGGAGAATATCCTGCCTTCTCTACATGCTTTGCTTAAAACAACATCGACTTTTCTCTTTGATAATTTTTTGCCGATGATTGGCAATGTTTTTTCAGGCCTTGGATTGGTTCTGACTGAAGGGATTAGTCAGATTGCATCTCAGCTTTTTGGGGATGCTTTTGGAAGTGCAGTTTTTGATCAGCTGTCTCGTGTGACTGGAATCTTTGATACCTTTTTTGACATGATCTTTGGATCATTAAGTAAGCAAGATAACATTGATATTCTGAATACAATTGGTTTTAGCGAGGAAGCTGCGACTCAAATTGTTAATATTGCAGAAAATATCCGAGTCACTTTTGAGAATATTGGTTCAGTTGCTGGAAATGTTGCAAGCATTATTGTTGATTTCATCGGAGATCTTTTAGGGATCAAAGATGGAGAGCAGGGAGTGAATCTGCTAGGCATTGCCTTTGAAAGTATCACAAGTTTTATCAGAGACGCCTCTGAAAGTCTTAGTAAATTTACATCTTGGTTAAAAGATTCACCTCTTGCATTAGATGCCTTAAAATCTGCTGTTGTTGGCATTACGAGTGCATGGGCAGGATATAAAGCTGTCTTAGCGGTAATAAAAGGAATTGAAACAATCAGGAATGCAACTCTAGCTATCACAAATGGTTTAATGTTAGCTCAATTCGTTAGAACAGGAGCTTTAACTGCTGCTGAAGCTGCTAATGCAGCTGCAACAATGGGAGCAAGTGGTGCATTTGGTATTTTTAATGCAGTGTTATCTGCTAATCCGATTGGTTTAATTGTAACTGCAGTTGCTGCATTGACTGCTGCTCTGGTATGGTTTTTCACACAAACAGAAACTGGACAGCAAATTTGGTCCTCTTTTGTGGAATGGATTAAACAAGCTTGGATTGGGATTGCTGACTTCTTTGTAAATCTCTGGTCTAGCATCTCTGAAGGTGCTATCATCTTATGGGAAGCAGTCGTTACAGCTTGGACTGCTTATATCGAATCCTTGAAAGCGATGTGGACTGCTATTGTAACATTCTTTTCTGACTTATGGGTAAATATTCAAGAGACTGCATCTATGGCATGGACAGCAATCACAACGGTAGTGATGGCTATTATTCAACCGTTCATTGATGGATTTATGAATATCTGGAACAACATTTCAGATGGTCTTACTCAAGTTTGGGAAGGAATTAAACTGATCTTTGAAGGCGCTTGGGAATTTATCAAATCGATTTTCTTGGGTGCTATTTTGATCATCATTGATCTTGTGACAGGAAACTTTGATCAATTAGGCGTAGATCTTTCTCTGATTTGGGAAGGAATCAAAAATGGAATCTCTATGATTTGGGAGGGGATTAAAACATACTTCTCTGGAGTCGTGGACGTCATCGTAGGTTATGCTACCGGTGTGTTCGAGAACTTCTCTAATGTTCTTAGTACAATTTGGGAATTTATCAAAACCGCTGCGTCTATGGCCTGGGAATGGATAAAGTCCACAGTGTCAAATCTTATCACTGGATTAATTCAAGGCGCTCAAAACTTATGGAATAATTTCGTAAGTTTTTTATCCGGTCTTTGGGAAAATATCAAATCAACAGCGAGCGCAGCGTGGACTGGATTAAAATCACTTGTACTTGGCTTGATCAATGGGCTTGTTAGTGGTGCTCAGACTGCGTGGAATACCATGAAGCAAGCTGTAAGCACTCTAGTGTCAAATGTA